TCGGAAGTTCTGGATTTAAAGAGTCTCTTAAGGCTGTTACAAAAAACCTTGGGAAAGAAACAGCTAAGGAAGTATTTAAAAACTCTCTTATTGAAATGGGGAAGCAGGCCGGAACTGAAGGGGCTGAGGAGTTCTTTACATCAGCAGCTCAAGACATGGTCGATTACGGAAGCGGCGTAAATGATAAGGCTTTAGATGGAATGCTATTAAGGGCCTTTGATTCCTTTGTTATAGGGGCTGGTTCTGGAGCTACAATTTCAGGCGCTGGTATATCTTCAAATGCTGCATCTCGTATGATGCAAAGAAAATCGGAAGCCGTTTCATCAAAGGATACCTATGATAAAATAGGCGAGGCCGTTAAAGAATCTAAGTTAAATCAAAGGTCTCCTGGCAAGTTAAAGGAATATATTTCTGAAGTTACTCAAGGAACTAAAATGCAGGACGTGTATATTCCTGTTGAAGCCTTTGAATCATACTTTCAATCTAAGAAAATTGCACCTGCTCAAGCTGCACAACAATTAGGGATATCAGATAAATTTGAAACAGCAAAAGAATCTGGATCTGACATCTCAATGCCTATGTCTGAATGGGTTGGTAATACTGCAAACACTGAGCATTATTCAGGTCTTTCAAATGATATTAAGTTTAGCCCAGAAGAGTTAACTTTAAATCAAACTAAAGCAGAAGAAGCTGCAATTAGATCAGAACTAGAAACACAAGAGCAGGCTGCTCAGGTAAAAGCTGGCGAGCCAATATCAGATCTTGATGGTAATATTAAGATAGAAGAATCTGCAAAAGAAATACGCAAGAATGTTGAAACACAATTAAAGGCTGCAGGAAGATCAGCGCAAGAAGCAAAAGCTGGAGCTTTAATCTACCAAGAAGTTTTTAAAACTTTCGGACAGAATGAAAATGTAGATCCAGCAGAATTGTATAAGCAATTAAATCTATCAATTACTTCCATAGATAGAGTGGCAGAACAAAGGCAGAATGTTTTTAACCAGTCTTCTCCAGATGATGTTAGGTTTGGCGGCCTTAAATTTAAAGCTACTAAATCAGGTGATACGTTTTCGGTTAATCCATTAGAAGGAGTTGAGGCATCAGGCACTATGACTGATGCTGGTCCTGCTGGAAAAACATTCTTAGTTAATAAGTTAAAAACTACAGAGGACTACCTAGGCGTAGCTGGTGACATGGTATCATCTTTAGAAAGAGAGGCTGCTATATCAGGGGCTTCTACTATTATGACATCTACTCGTCGCCTTGGTATTGATATCAATTCACCTATTGGCGGGCTCTTTACACAATCAGGATTTGTTGCAAAAAAACAACCAGACGGTGATACATTATTAGTTAAAAAACTTGAGATGCCTAGGGTTTATAATCAGGACGAGACTAACGATTCTCCATTAGGGCAAATAGTATTCGGCAAAGATTTCATCAATATTAACCTTCTGGCTAAAGCTAACCCTACAACTTTCATACATGAGTCTGGCCACTTGTTCGTTGAAACCATGAAGAGACTTTCTGAGAGAGAAGGCTCTTCTAAGCAGCTACAGACAGATTATAAAACTTTAATCGAATGGGCTGGCGGACAGGTTGGCGAAAAGATAACTGTAGAGCAGCATGAGAAGATAGCTCAAGAGTTTGAAAAGTACATTATGAAAGGTGAGGCTCCAAATAATAAGCTTAAGAAAATATTTAGGCAATTAAGAGTATGGATGCTTGCTGTTTATAAGAACCTATCTAATAGCGATGTGGAAATATCTGAGGATATTAGACAGGTGTTTGACAGGCTTATTGTTTCTCAAGCCGCTACAGCTAGGGCTAATCAGGAAATGAACTTTGATCAAAGTCTATTTGAGAACTATGCAGTTCAGAAGATGAGTGATGAAAAAAGGCAAGAGTACTTGGAAGCTATTTATGAAGCTCAAACCACAGCAGAAGAACAAGTCGCTGCAAAACTCATGGCAGACTACGAGAAGACCAAGACGAAAGAATATGAAGCAAAGAGAGATTCAGTTAGGTCTGAGATTGAAAAAGAAATAAATTCTCAGCCCGTGTATAAAGCTGCTGCTATATTAGGTACTGGCAAAAATTCAGATGGAACTCCTTTATCTAGCGACATTACAAATAACCTGGGAGGGGCTAAGCTTAAGATAGATAAGTCTGTCCTAGTTTCTCAGTACGGTAAAGAGATATTAAAAAAACTACCTAGACCTTATGTGTACGCTAACGAAGGCGGAATGCATCCAGATGAGCTTGCACCTTTATTTGGATTTCAAACTGGCGAAGAGCTTGTTATGCAGCTTTCAAACTCCCCACCTAAAGAAGTAGTAATAGATCAGAAGACAGATGACAAGATGCAGGAATTATATCCTGATACTATAGTTAAAGGTGAATTGCCAGATACGGCAATGCTTGCTGTTCATAATGAGAAAAGATCTCAAGTATTAAGACTTCAGTTAAAACATCTTGTTGAAAATGAACTGCCTCTTTTAAAAGACGCTATCAAGCGTGTAGCTAAGAGAGTTCCTCCGAGCCAGGTAGTTAAGGATCAGGCTAAAAGTATAATCTCAAAATTAAATGTTAAAGATTTAAAACCTTCTATCTATAGATCAGCAGAGGCTAGGTTCTCAAAAGAAGCTGGTGTTTTGCTAGCTAAGGGAGATATCGAAGGGGCTTTTGAGGCAAAGAAAAAAGAATATTTAAACTTTGAATTATATAAAGCAGCAATGGAAGCGAGGGACGATGTTAAGAAAACGATTAAGGATTTTCGCCGTCTATTTAAGAAAGACGAAGATCTTTCAAAAACTCGTTCTGTTGATTTTGTTAATTCTGCTCGTTCACTTGTGGCTTCATACGGTATAGTAAAAAGCAGTGATGACAAATCACCAAATGACTATCTAAAAAATATTAAACAATACGATCAAGACACTTATAATAGTATTCAAGTTCTAATAGAGCCTGCCCTCTCTGGTGCTGGCAATTACGAGAGTGTTTCATATGATCAATTTGTTTTACTTAAAGACACTGTCGATGCTCTCTGGTCATTAGCTAAGACGACTCACGAATCTGAAATTGGCGGAAAGAAGTTAAACAAAGAGCTTATTAAAGAAGAGCTAATGAGCCAGAACGATCTTATAGAGACAAATCCTAAGAACAAAAAATCCTATAACCAGACAATGACTAAATGGGGAAGGTTTAAATCTAAGCTTCTTGGAATTAAAGCGAGTCTAACTAGAACTGAGCACTGGGCTGATGCCATGGATGTTGAGTTTGGTGGACCATATAGAAAGTATGTATTTGAACCAATATCTGAGGCTACGACTTTATATAGAATTAAAAAAATGGATGTCCTTCAAAAGCTTGATAGTATTTTAAAAGCTAACGAAAGCTCATTTACAAAAGAAAGCATACTAGCTGGAGAACTAAAGTCTGCTGGTTATCCTGATGGATTTATGTTTAAGGATAAGTCAGAACTTATTATGGCGGTCCTTCATTCTGGAAATGATAGTAATCTCCAAAAGCTACTAGTTGGTAGGGGCTGGGGATCTTTAAATGAAGATGGAACATTAAACAGATCTCAATGGGATAGTTTCTTTTTAAGAGCGCAAAACGAAGGCATCATAACTAAACAAGATATGGATATGGTTCAGGCCATTTGGGATTTGAACGATTCAATGAAGCCTGATTCTCAAAAAGCACATAAGCAAATGTATGGATACTGGTTTAACGAGATAACGGCAAACCCAGTTAATACAATTCATGGAGAGTACAAAGGCGGCTATATGCCGGCTAAAGTTTCCATGGAAGAAAACGAAGACGCTAGAATAAGAAACGAAAGAGAATCGTTTGAAAAAAATAATAACTCTTTCATGTATCCAACAACTGGTAGGGGTTTTACAAAATCTCGTGTCGAGCAGTACTCTGCACCACTGTCTTTAGATATGAGACAAGTATCATCTCACATTGATGCTTCTTTAAGGTTTACTTACATTGAGCCTCGGGTTAAGGAAGTTTCAAGAATTGTTACTGATAAGCAATTCAGATCTTCTCTATCTAAGATAGATCCAAACGTTGCAGGCGACATGCTTATTCCATGGCTGCAAAGAGCGGCTCAGCAGACAGTTGTAATTCCTAGCGACGACGGTATTGGAAGAGGTATGGATGCTGGAGCTAGATTTTTAAGAAGTAATGTTTCAACTCAAATTATGTTCTTTAACGTTACAAATACGCTTCAACAAGAAACTGGACTTGTTGTTGCCATGTCTTTAGTTAAGCCAAAACATATACGGAATGGGTTAGCTAATTACATTAAAGGACCTAAGTCTTTAGCTGATGAGATCATGAGTAAATCTGATTACATGAAAACAAGCATGAAGAATAATATCTATGATCTTAATAACTCTGTTAATGATATTATTTTAAATCCATCTGTATTTGAAAATATAAAAGAGTTTACAAAGAAGCATACGTACTTCCTGCAGACTTTAACTCAAGGGCAGGTAAATGCCGTTGTATGGTCTGGCGCATATGAGCAGTCTATTGAATCTGGAATGACAGAGTCTGAGTCAGTTAAGTTTGCAGACTCAGCAGTTAGAAAAACTCAAGGATCAGTAAATCCAGAAGATATTTCTAGGTTTGAAACTGGCACAGCTACAGCGCTCTTATTTAAACAATTTGCAGGTTATTTTAACATGCTTGCTAACTTAAACGCTAGCGAGCTAACAAAGATATCTCGTGACGTAGGACTTAAGAAAGGCGCCGGTAAGGCTTTCTATATTTATATGACTGCCTTTATGATGCCTGCTGTATTGTCATCCGTAATTGTGCAGCTAATGTCTGGTAAAGGTTTAGACGAGGATGATGACGAGCAGTATATAGATGATGCTTTAAAGATCTTTTTTGAATCACAATTCATGACGGCAACAGCTACCATTCCCTTCTTAGGACAGTTCGCGAATAGTATATATAATAGATTTAACGATAAGAGGTATGACGATAGGTTGAGCTTATCTCCAGTTGTATCTACGCTTGAAGGGGCTGCTGGCCTTCCATACGAGCTTTATAGAAACCTAGCTAAAGATGCAGATAATAACAAGAAGCTTACTGGTGACGCCTTAACGTTTCTTGGTACCTTTACTGGACTTCCAACAGCTCCACTTAAAAAGCCTATTAACTATTTAAGAGACGTTAATTCTGGAGAAGCTAGACCAACTGGACCTATTGATTTCACAAGAGGTCTTGTAACTGGAAGAACTGGCAACGAGGGCCAATAATATTTGACTAAATAGGATACTTAACTTTGAATAAATTAGGAGAAAATAAATGTCAGTTTCATCAACAACAAACAGATTAAATTACACAGGCAATGGCGCAGTTGATACTTATGCCTATACGTTTAGAGTATTTGATGATGATGATTTAACTGTTACCGTTAGAGATACTGATGATGTTGAAACTACCTTAACAAAGACAACTCACTATACAGTTACTGGAGTTGGAGAACTATCTGGCGGAAACGTTGCTTTGGTTAATGGTGCATTTGATTGGATAGATGGTGACGGCGATCTTAAGTCTAATTACATTTTAACTATCCGAAGAGTTCTTGATCTTATCCAAGAAACTGATATTAGAAATCAAGGTACATTCTTCCCTGAAACACATGAAGACCAGTTTGATAAATTCATAATGATTGATCAGCAGCAACAGGATGAGATTAATAGGTCTGTCAAATTTCCAGAGACAATTCCTTCTTCTAGTTTTGATAATGATTTACCGGCTAGTCTAGTTGGTGAAATTAATGCAGTTCTTATGACTAATGATACAGGTGATGGCTGGGAGGCTGGACCAACAGCTACAGCAATTAGCGGAGCGCAAGCGGCAGCAACTGCAGCCGCGGCAAGCGCCACTGCTGCTGATTCTTCTGCAACGGCTGCAGCGTCTAGCGCTACATCTGCAGCTAATACTGTATCTCAGTTTTTAACTGGGGTGTCTGCTACTATAGCAAACAATCAATTATCTGCTACTAATATAACAGCCATGACTGTCGATGCTGCAGACTACTCAAGCTGTAGGTTTGATATAGAGCTTTATAGATTTACTGATAGCGTATTCTCATTTGCTAGCGGATTTATATTCTTGCATAGAAAAAATTCAGTGTGGGTTTTAGAGGATGGTATTCATTTTGGAGATGATGATTCAACTCCAGCTGGTGGTGGTATAACTTATAGCGTAACTGAAGCCGCTGGCATTGCTCAAGTTCAGTATGTCAGCTCTAATATTTCTGGATCTGGATATTCAGGAACTATAAAATTCAGAAAGGTTACATTCGATGCGTAATAATATAATTCTATTACTAATTATTTCATCAATTGTTTATGCGGCGACGACGTCAATTAAGACTCTAAAGATTGGTGGAACTTCTGCCAATCATGTCCTTGTAAATAACAGTGTTGGCATTGTCACTTCAGAATCATCTCTTGCAATTACTCGAGGTGGTACTGGGGCAGCAACGGCTTCTAGTGCAATTAACAATTTACTTCCAGCTCAGGCTGGAAACAGCTCTAGATATTTAGGTACCGATGGAACAAATCCATCATGGCAAGCTATCGCAGTTCCAAACTTAAGCGTAGTAACAGTATCATCTGGATATTCTGCAACAGTTCAGAATGGCGTTATAATTGCATCAGGATCTTCTTTCTCGATAACATTACCAACTGCTGTTGGTAATACAGGAAAAGAAATTACTGTTTATCACAATGGAACTTCTGGAACTCAGGTCTATACAATTACCAGAACTAGCTCTCAAACAATAGATGGAATTAATGCCAACTATACTCTATTCCACAATGGGCAATTAGCTACTTTCCTATCTGATGGATCTAACTGGATTACCAAAGATGCTAATCGTCAAGTGTCAATAATTGGATATAAAAATGGTGGGTCTGTTACGACCGGTGCCGATGTAGACTGGACAGAATCAGAAGACTACTCTGGGCAGATGAGCTCTGGCGTTGTAACTATAGCCAATCATTTTGCTGGAGTTTATTTAGTAGCAACGGCAATGGGAACTACAACAGGAACTCCCGCTCCTCGTATTATGAAAAATGGTTCTGAATATCAGGCTGGTATTTCGGCAGGTGGACAATCTGGATCTATGGTTAGAACAGTCAGGCTTGCCGTAGGTGATACAATCTCAGTTAGACCAAGCTCAAATCTAACTTTAAACAGCTCCGATACGGCAACAACTTTTTCAATGTTTAAGATTGGGAATTAAAAATGCAGTTCGCTAACTTCATAGAGTGGGCATTTCTTGGGGTGGTATCTGGAGGAGTTTATATTCTATGGCAAATGAAGGAAAGCGTGTCAGATCTTAATACTAAGATCGAGGTTTTGATCCAACAGCATGAAGAATCGAGAAAAGATATTGACGATCACGAAGATCGTTTAAGAGAATTGGAAAGATCTAATTAGGGGAATTAACCCCAAACAAAAGGGAGACTAAATGGAATTAGAAAAAGCTTTTGACTTTAAGGCATTGGGTAAAGAGTTTAAGGCAATGTTGCCTCCAGAACTTGAAGCGGTATCTGAAAAGATCTTAGGAAAGTTTGATGAGTTCATGCTTAAGTCTATTGAGCTTGAACAAAATGGTCTTGTTAAAGGTATTGTTCAGGTTGGATATTCTTACTTGCAGCCTAAGCTTAAAGCAGCAGTTGATAAAATCGACGGCGTAGAAGGTTAGTTTATGGAAAAGCTTCCATCTGAACTTAAGAAATTAATAGACCTTGTTGTTGCAAAATACGGTGGGGTTAAGGGTTACGTATACAAATTAGTTCTTGAGTATGGTGGAAGATATCTTCTTAGTTTGTACAAAAGACTTGTTACAAATAGAGAAGAAAAAGAGAAGCAATCTAAGGATGAGGCTTTGGTTAAAGAAGCCTCATCTGAGTTGGTAGAAGAATCTAAAAAAGACGGAGTGATGAGTGACGAAGATCTCGCAAAAAAGCAAGAGTCTGCTTGGCGTAATTTTGTTAATAAGCTTAAGTTTTAGTATAACCTCTTGTAAGTTTTTTAATAGTCAGCCTAGATCTCCACTGTATGATGAGTACAGATTCATTAGAACTAACGATCCTGCTCATTCATATTTTTATTATACTGATGGTGATCAAGACGAGAGAAGAGTTTATATTAAGGATATTCCTGTAGAGCCATCTAAGCCTGAGGATATTTTCGTTGCGACTGATCTAATTGGTAGGAATGAGATAACTAGGTATGAACGCGAGATGACTAAGTGGATACCAAAGCACTGTAAGAATTAACTTGGATCAGTGCTTTCTAAAGAAAGAAAGCTTTGCTGTGCTTTAGCTTCTTTAATTAAATCAAATAGCAATCCCATTAAGTCTGTTGCTGTTTCAACCGTCATATCAAATACAATCTTCTCTTCAGCGTTTATAACTAAATAAAGAATTTTACCATCTTCTGATAGTCCTGTTTGGAGCTTCATACTTTTAAGTTTTGTTTGGTCTATATATTCTGTCACTCTATTAATCATAATCTGGACTTTATGCTTTTCCTAGTTTTGGTACCTTAATAATCATATTGGATTCTTTCTGTTTTGAAAGCTCTCTAACAACATTGGCGCAGCTAATGGCGTAGCCATGAGATGATTCAAGGTCATGCCCTGATTGCATCATTTGCATCATGGTTTCAAATGAAGGTTCGCACTTCATTTCAACTCCTCCAGTTGGAAGATCTTTAATTGTGATTTTAACCTCAGCCATATTGCGGCCTCCATTTATCTGTTTGACTTAGACGCTATCTAGTTTTCTAGTCTTATTCAATATGTTTTATCAATTAGATATATGGCGCAGTCATCAGATGTTTGGGATGTTAATAGTTTCTTTCCTTATACCTTTCTTATTTTACAAAAGGATTGGGCTTACTGCTTCTCTTCTTTGGAGTTACTGTTTAACCTATTCTTGTTATGTAGCTTTTTATCCAGCTCCATATAAGAAACCATACGTAACAGACGTCCTTGCTTCCATGTTAACTAAGGGTGCGGCGCAAGCTTATTGTATGACTTTAGCAATGCCTCTTGTGGCACTCTTCATTAGTAGAAAAGTAATAGATTATCTATGCTATATATGTGTACTGAATATGATACCAGTTGGGGTTTTGGGATATGGTATGTTCAATGTCTTTTCTATGGACACAACAGCTCTTGCGATTGCAGTTATCTATTTAATATCAAAAGAAAACATTGAGCTTGCTTCATTCCAAACACTTATGGCAAGCCTTGGTCTAACATCAATTGTATTTCTCGGGGGCCAGACTTCTTTTATATCTTTAGCTGTAGGTATATTCTTTATTCTAACAGCAAGGTTATCCACAAAAAAGATTCTCTCTCTTGGTTTTGTTTTATTTTTAATGCTATCTCTTGGTCTTTATCTGTTCCCAGTCCTTTCCTTGGAGACAAGGTTTTTAGGTTGGAAGTCAATAATGAAATGGTGGGCTTCTTATGGGAATGTATATTGGGGAATGGGTCCAGGTTCTTTTGAGTGGCTTGCTCCATTTATAAAGCTTTCAACTGGAGAAGTATTTGTTTGGATGCATAATGATTTTCTACAATACCTGTTTGAGTATGGTATAGTAGGAGCTGTGTTAATGGTTTCTGTTTTAGCTAGATCAACATTTAAGTCATGGAAGACTTATCTGTTTCCAACTCTTGCTACTATGTATGCTGGAATGTTTGCTTATTTTCCAGCACACTTCTTCCTATCTCAATTCATCATGCTTCTTGTACTGATAGAGTCTATAGATATGAAGTTAAAACCACTGGCCATCGAGTGATTTGTTTGATTCAAATAACTTCTCAAGTTGTTTTCTAAATATGCTTGCCATAAACCATGCTCCAGTAGCTTCCATGTGCTGGACTGCAAAGTTAAGTTTAATAACTTGTTCTATGAATTCACGTGAGCCTGACATGTTATCTCCTTTATTTGTAGTTAAAACAGGTAGCTACTTCGTTACACACTAATAAATTAGCATTCACATTTGCGTATGAATATTTAACGTTTGCGTACTGTCCACATACTGAAGCTCCTGGGCCTTGATAACTGCATGAGCTTATCAGAAATCTTCCTGAATCTTCCTTGCCCTCAATCATAACATTACAAAAGCATGATGCATTAGCGGCTACCTTAAACTCAATAACATGTGGGCCAAATGTAACTTTGGATAGGTCAAGCTTCTCACCCTGTCCGCCTTCTTTTTCCCATACTGAAAATAGCTTCTTGCTCTGAGAGCCGCTACCGTCCCCACCTGATTTGGCGCAGGCAGAAAGGAGTATAAAGCCTATTAGTAAAAACAGTTTCATGTTACCTCACTCTTCAATAATGTAACACGAAGTTGTTGTTTTAGATAGTATCTATTGAAACTGTATCAGGTTGAGGCGTAACGTCCTTAGGCTCGGCTATAGGGGATTCTTGCGCGTCGCTTAGCTTCTGTAGCCTAGATTTCTTTTTCGTTTGCTGTGGCTCAATCTGGGGCGTTTCAGGGTGGCTATCTTGATATGAGATAAGGCCATCATCCGAAACAGTACCTTGGTCTGATTCGATAGCTCTTTGCATATCTACTGATAGAACTCCGAATTTAGATAAACCCATTTTAACTACAGTCTTTAAAGCCATGGCCTCAAAGTTATCCTTCCACACGCCGTATCCTTTAGCGAAGCTCTTTGAATATCTCTTGCCATGACTCTGAACTTCTTCTTCTGTCATGTAGAAGTATTTCTCAAATCCATTAAGAAGCTTAAAGTATAAAAGATATCCCGCTACCTTTGTAGATCTAACTGAAAAGTTGAACTCCATTTCGCCAGTGAATTGGTTATGGGCTTTTATCTGGCCCTCAAAAACAGGGGCAGTATGAATTGTTTTGTATTGACCAGTCCGCATTGCAAGCTGGATAAATCCTTTCCAGCCCATTTGGAACTGAGCTTTATCTCCATATGGAACTATGTGTGCAAATCCTAAGCTTGGATTAATTGGAAGATCCATGCTTGCCGCTATTGCAGCAGCTTGAATAACTGACATAGGCTCGCAGCTTTTTAAAGCTGAATTTGAATTCACCGCCGATAAAACGCTAGACATAAAAGCTGGGGCTCTTGACCCTAGTATTTCATTAAATCTAGACTTAACTTGTTCGGAAGTTATTAATGATTTTAATCTATCTTCTTGTTTAGCTACAACGTTTGACATAATCTCAACTCCCTTTTCTTTCTATACCTTATAGAAGCTAAATTGCTGCAGGCTCTACAGATTCTTTCGTTTTTGAAAAATCTTGTATTTTTTATAGAAAATTCATGACCATTTTTACAGTGTGTTTTCTTTGTATTGTATTTTGAATCTCTTCTTTTTTTCATTTCTTTTTTTTCATCCTATCAATTTCTTTTTGAGCTTTCTTAAATAAGCAATTAAGAATTGGGGCTTCTTTAGTACCACCGAATAGGATTACCTCATCTCTTATTCTTTCTTGAATAAGTTTTATAAGTTCTCTTATATCACTAATTCTTGCTTGAGATTTCTTTCCCTCTAATAGTGCTAGCGTTTTGGCTAACTCATGTTCTGTCATATTCTGTTCTCCTCTTCTTTCCATCTTGCTTTCAGAAGCTTTTGCAATTCTGGTATTGTCATAGATAGCGCTCCTCCTGGATCAACTTTTCTACCAGGAGCTACGCAGTCATGGCCTAGAACTAAATCGAAATTAAACACAGATGGGTTATTTCTTTTAAGCCATAAGAGTAATCCAATTAAAGAATCTTCCTGAGCCTGAGTATACTTATGATAATACCCTGGTCTTTGATTCTCATTTTGTTTAGGGATGTGTCTTACTTGATCTGCTGGAATCTCAAGCCCATACCAAGAATAATACTTCCCGTTTTTCTTTTCTAAGATACCCGCATTATTAATTTCAATTCCTATTAATTCATCTGACACAGTTCCCGGCAAAAGATGATGAGAACTTTGCCCAGCATGCCAGCCATATTTATTTAATGGAAAACCTTGAACGACTTCACCGTCCTCAGACATTACAAGAAAAGTATATCCATTTTTCTTTCCGCCCTTCATTGTATCAATAGCCTTTTGCAAGCCGCCTTTAAATCTTCCCGCTGTGTAGTGAACAATGGCTCCTCGTGGATAGTTATCCTTGTAAGTACCCTGATATCCCATCCCATTTTCTTCATGATGAGCAAACGGAATCCAAAGCAAAGGCTTACCTGGAGTTACTTCGTTTAAATTAGGTCTTTCTTTTTCTTTCAACTTTACCACCTTGCTGTTAGAGAACAGTGACTTAAGCCACATCATCGCTGCGTTAAATTTTTGTTTCATTATTCAACCTTTCTGGTTGTTGGTTTCTTTATTTTAATGTTACCATCATTAATTACAGTCATTCAACCTTTGCTTCCGTTCGATTTTGAATAGGCTTCGAGTTCTTTAAATATTTCTTGAAGATTTTTTATGGCGGCGTCCTTATCGTCTTTATGAAACATTACACGAGCCGTTTCGATAGCCTCTCTCAACTTCTGCGACCGCGCACGTTCTGCTTCGAGGGCTGAGCCTATAATCCAAGAAAGATTTGTTGATTGCGAAATGATACCTTCCGATTTCTCGGCATAGCTAGGCTTTATGGCAAAAATTTCTTTCTTAATTCCATTCAACTCAAAAGAAACTCGAAGCTGTCCATCCTTTTCGCAGTTGTCTATCAATATCCAAAGGCGCTCAGGCTTTACATTGTCGAAAGTTGTATCTCTTGCTGCTGGGTTATTCATTTCAAATTCCTTCACCGCCGCGCTTTTCATTTTGTAGTACCTTCCCATGCCCCATATTGCATTGGCTCTATTTTTTCACCCAAAAACTTTTCAATCAATTCACAAGTATGCTCCAACCTTTTTATTCTGGAATCAAATGCATTGACGGTGTCCATCGTGTCATACATATCTTGACGAACGCCCATCACATTTCTGCAAAACCATTTCAAATCCTGAGCTTGATCGTACGTTAAAGTTTTAGCTGATTTTTTCATTCGACTCCCTTTCTCGCGGGGTTATAATTCACCTAAGTATTCGCAATTTTTCAAATATGTTTCAGCCCAAGGCCAACCCATAGAGGCTTCACGAACAATTGGTTGTACCATTCTAAAAAGCGGATGCTTTCTTTTTAACCCTTCATCTAAATACTGAGTTTTAAGATTAGGGTCGGTTATTAGAACTTTAAGTTTTCCATGCTGAGAAACATAAACTCCGTCTTTCATTCTCCATCCACCTTTTGAGTTGGGGTTAGGGCTTCTCTGGCAGTCCATTGCGCATCTTTAATGCTGTACTGGGCTTGCTCAATAGGAGTGTAAGCTATTTCTTCCAAAGCCAAGCGCAGCCGAGCGATTTCTTGCGGCCAAGCCTTATAACACAGAGGGCACATACCACTTGTTTCGTTTAAATTTAGGTTATGAATCACGCAATCAGATGAACTAAAGCCCATTCTCACTCCATTTTTTGTACTCGGCGAGGGCTCTGTGGATAATCATAATGCGTTTATTTACACGAACATCTGTTGGTCTATATTCAGCGTACAACTTTAACTCTTCCAACGCCGCTTTCATTTTCTCGCACTGTTCTTTCAGGGCTTGGTAGTTATCTAACTTTACAAAAGCAGTTTGCACGGGAATCTCGTTTGGGTTTTTTAATGTGAAATAATAAACTTGCGGATTATTCATGGCCTGATACTCCTAATTTTTCCACAATCTCTACATCTCATTGTTTCCCAGTTATCATTTGACACCCAATAGTGTGCATATGGACCTTTTCTAAATAAACATTTGAGAAACTTAATCATGTTAGTAGCCAATGTTTCTGACAACGGATGCATCTTCGTAAAAATGATTTTGGATTATTCCATTTGTGAAAACCAAGCCAACATATAATCTTACTCACTCTTGCCTCCTAAAATCTTATTAAGCATTCTATTAACTCGTTGCCATATAGCCAACTGGCCTTGCCCATGCTGAGTAAGTTGGTGACGAATAACCTCAAGCTGTCTTTGTTCTTCTTGGCATTCAGCTTTCAGCGCCTTGATTTCCTCATCAGCTTTTGCGAATGCCCACTCTGAACCATATTTGTGACCAATTTTTACAAGAGTCGCTTGAATAGGCTCACTATATTTCCTAGAAAACGTTTCAGCAGCTTGCTTTATTTCTTCATCTCTGATCATTGTAGTCTCTCTGTTCTGGACAGCTCAAAATAGATTCTTTTAATAAGAAGACTTCTGTCCTCGTGATTGAGCTTACTTAAATCAATGTTCAATTTAACCCCGTCCTCAATAAGCATTGACACTAATGCATGTGATGCGAATGGATTTTTTAGAACCGCTTCCATTTCATTGGGTAATTTAAAGTTTTCAAATTCTTCATCGCGTTTCATCCCTTCTCCTTTCGAAGCTCTTCAAGTGCTTCGTATTTCATTCGAATAAACCTAACAAATTTGAGAACCTCATCGGGTTGGTAACCTCTTGTTGCAAATAAATATCTCCCGTCCTCCAAATCGTCTTCTATGGCATTTAATATCTGTACAAATTTTCTCGCTTCTTCTTTTCTCGTTTTCTCCACCAACTTCCTTACCTTCTCATCCTGAAGCTTGGCGTGGGCTGTGAAGCCTGCATCATAAGACCACGGACTAAATACATCTGGATTATTATTTCTATCCTTTGTACGCATATGAAATTCGCGAGTAGTTTCCTCAGCGGCTTGATCAATTGATTTAGTCATGTGAAGCCCTCTTTTATTAAAGCTCTTGCTAAATAATTTTTCATAATTTGAATTACTCTTTTGTCTATGTCTCCATGCATTTTTAATTGAAACAAAATATCAATTAGTTCAGCAGATGTTAGTTTGCTGCATTTATTATGGAGATCTAAAATCTTATCTTGCACTTCACTCACTCGCGCCTCCGCTGGTTAGTTAATTCTTTCTTCTTGTATTACCCTTTTCTTTTTAATTAAAACAGCATCTTCTGGACCCCTTACGTGCGATGAAACCCATGTGTATCCAGATATAACGTATGCTCCAGACCTATCTTTACCTATACCGTTTGTCTTTCTCCAATGACCTCTAACCTCCCACCGATGGGACCAGTCAATAGAACTTGGTGAATGTGGCAAACGTTCAATCCTATTTTTAGTTGGAGAAATAATGACAACATCTTTGATACTCTTGATTGGCTTTTCTTTTCCTGATTTTTTAAAAGATCTCACTCCTATTGTTTGGGATATTGTGGTTTTTCCACATGAAAAATCTTTTCTATTTAGATACTCAAGAGACTTTCTAACAAGACCCTTCATTCCGAGGGTTAAGTGCTCATTAATTTCCTTGTGTCGCGTACTTAGTAGCACGTATATGCTCCTGTTATTTTTAACATCCATTACTCTTGATACAAAAAGATATTCGTTAAAACTTATCTCTTTACAAAATATCCACGAGACTGCGGTGTCAACAATTCCTTTTGACGATACCATTCTCCAGCCTATTGGCTTGGATAAATATTCTATAAAAACAGAATCAAACGGTATATCGAGAGGAGTTTTCGCCTCATAGATATCAGTAGTCGAGTGTTCATCTTCAGCATCATCTATGTGCGGCACCTGCATGTCGTTTATTAAAATGATGTTGGCCTCTTTAATTCCAGTACTGGCGCCTGCATACATCTTTTTTGCAATGTCATAGTTAGGACAATCCTCTGGCTCGTATCTTTTTAAATACTCAGCAATTGCCGGTATGTCTGATGCGTATATATAACTCATAAATTAACTTCTTGTTCTTTATGCCTTACAATAAAGTTTCTATATACCGCCGGCTCTACTGTATATGATTTTCTATTAACTATTCCAGATGTAACAGTAAAAGTATTGTCTAATATTTTTTCAGCATCGCCCATAGCCATAAGCATTTTTCCTTTTAAAACTTCTCTTTCTCTATTGAGCTTTCCTATTTCTTCTCCAAGCCTTGAGTATTTCTCTGCCCATTCTTTGATTGTAGATGTGCCCTCGATAGCCTTACCCTTTTTTACTCCAGCATAAACCTGCTTTATTGTTTCAAAGTCCTTTTCAAAGTCTGGATTTGGAGGCTCATTTTTGTTTATAGATTCCCAGAACATGGAAACTTTTTTTAAGATCTGTTTGATTATGCTCTCGTCCCTTTGTCTCTCTATTATGAAAGGAGTATTGCCGCCAACAAGTGCTGCGATGAAAGCCGTATCAAGACCTGATATAAAAAGCTGATGCTGGACCTGCAGTTCAATATGAAGCGGCGCCTCTAAATCACCGTCATCGTGCTGAATCCATCCATTTTTAAATGCTAAAGAGTCTACATTCTTAACTTCTAGTAGGGCCGGCTGAAGCGTTTTATTTAAAAGAGGAATCATGAAATCAAAACTAGATCCAATCCTATGGTCTTGATCGTACATATATTCATCCATCTTTTTTATCTTCCAATTATTGTCTTCCGCTACGCCGTGGGCGATAGAATCCTGAAGCCTTGAGCCCCATTTGGTTCTTTCGTTTTCAGAAAAAGAATCTTGAATCATTCCCTTCTTCAAATGCCATAGCTCATACTCAGTCATGTAAGGCGAGCAGTTAAATAATGCGGCTACTTCAGTAGAATTGATGTTTCCTTTTCTTAACGAAAGCCAGTGGTCTTTATCTTTAGGTATTACGGTTATCATATTCTCACTCCACCTTTTGAGTTGGGGTTAGGGCTTGGTGAATAATCATTATGCGCTCGTTAACCCTGGCATCTGTTGGCCTATATTCTGCAAACTCTTGCAGCTTCTCCAAAGCCAAACGCAGCCGGGAGTTTTCTTGTTTAAGTTGAGAGATCTCTTCGTCTCTGTGGGCTAGTTCAACCTTCAACTTTTCATGCTGCTTTGTAGTGAAATCAATCAGACTATCGATTTGTTTATCTTTTAATATAAGCTCATGCTCTGTTTTTGCGAGACGATGTTCTAGCTCCATTGCCGCCAACTCATCAGCGCTCTTATTATTTTCCATTCTCACTCCATTTACATTCGTGTTACGATACTAAATTAAATGTTGCAATATTATTGTGCTATTATATTATGAAAAGCGCCTGTTACTTAATTGTAGCTAGACGTTTTGCCCGCATGAGACTCACTCCTTATGCGGGTTTTTTCTTTTTAACTTCTTCGCTAATTTCAATAGCTTTCTTTAAAGACTCTCTCGCTATCTTAGATATGTTGATGTCTAAAATCCTAGCTATTAGTAGATCTTTTTCGTCAAATCTAATTGATCTTGTAAGCATTGGTTTTTTCTTACTAATAGAGTCGTTCATTTTTTCCTCGCTTTAATATTAGATGCGACTTTTTTATTAGAGTTTTTCCAAAGTAAATAAGTTTTAACCGTGCTTGATATCGTACATATAACAAGGCAGACAATAATTATTTCATAGAAGTAATTCATGTGAGCTCATCCGCATGTTCATAGATAAGCTTGAAGATCTTATTTGTTTCATCTTTTGTTAAGCTACTGCAGTCAATAGGAATCCATCTCTGCAAGTATTCCGACCAAAGCAGAACTGACTCAAGCGCGAATCCTCCATAATAATCTCCGCCAGAATATTCGACCATGATATCTTCATTTTTTCTTGAGAAGTTACCTTCTGAATCTATTGTAAATCTAGTCATGGCAAGTTACCAAAGATGAATACAAACAGCAGCACAATGATGGAATATTCCAAAGCGTTTTGGATGTGGTCTATATTATTCATACTTCACCTTTCGTCTTTTTAATTAATTCTTCAGCCCGTATAACAGCTAGGTCATCCTTAGCAGATGCGCCTTTTTGCCATTTATAAATCTCAACTAATTCTTCTAATGTTTTAAGAAGCTCTTGATTGTATTCACTTACCTTAGACTCTGATAAGTCCTTACTTGCACGCCAATCAGTAAACCATGACATAAGTCTCACTCCTTACGTTATTATTCTAAGTTTGAATCTTTAAGCATCTTATTATACTCACATTGAGACATACATTTGTAACCTTCTCTACGAGATGCCATTCTGGTAATCATCTGTTTGTCGGCTGCGGCTCTTATAGCAAAATACCCTGGCTTTGCAAGATACCAAACCTCTCCATTACTCAAGGCCATCTCATATTTATCTATTGCTTGGCTTTGAATTTTTACTGCTTGTTCGAAAGTTTTTATCTTTTTCATATAACCTCACTCCTTATTGTAAATCAAAATATGATAATAGACATTCAAGCTCTGTATTTCCGCTTGTATAAACGGTTAACCCTTCATCGCCAATCTTTTCTGCGTACCAATATCCGTCTTCATAAAGCTTTACGGATACGTTTTGTGGAAGCTTATTTCTTAAATTAAGTATTTGATGTTTCATATAACCTCACTCGTTATACAATTAATGTAACACGATCGTAACACGAATGTCAATCATCAAAAATAAGTTCTTTATCTTTTACTTTAGGCTCGTGCAGAATTGATTTGAGGAATTCTCTTCTATTGTAGCAGTTATTATAAGCCTTCCAAATCGTCTCTAAATAAGACGCTGAATCCACGCATACCGCAAAACATCCGGTGTTAATTTTTCTTAACAAAAACGAGTACTGCTCTGGCCTTAAGGTAGATCTTTTTCCAGGTGCTTTAAGCTCTATATATATAGATAAGCCAACATCAGTATTGCCAGAGATATCAGGATAGCCCGGAGTAACTGACTGACTAATATATCTGCCAGCCCTTTCATTCCATGTGGACTTAGCTTCAATAACATTAACATCCCAGCCGCATGATCTGCACCACTCAAGAACTTCTTCCTCAACTTCTTTCTCTGGTTTTGCATTATGCCTTTTTTCCTTAGGAGTATTTTTGTCCAGATATTTTCCAATCGCGACTTTAATTCTGTCTTTATAATCAGCCATCAATCAGTAGTAGAATCAAAACTTTCTCAGCCTACAAATAGTTTATGCTGTATAACATCTGGTGCCAAAATAAAACCAGACTTGAAACCTTGCTAAGTGCCATGATTATCTCGTCAGTTCGACTTAGAAAAAAGGGGAATAAGAGTGAGCACCATAGATTTCAAACAATTGTCAGCGCAGTTATTACAGCAAGCAGAGAATATTTTATTAGATATATGTCCTGGTGGAAAAAGAAACGGAAGAGAATACCAAGCCTCTACAACTGGTGGCGGACATGGATCTTCGTTTTGTTTTAATCTGCATACTGGGGTTTGGAAAGACTTTGCAACAGGTGAAGGCGGGCAAGACCTAATCGCTTTATACGCGCATAATAATAGAATAAACATGAAGGAATCTGCTGAACATTTACAGCAAACATATATAGGACAGAGCAGGGAGCTTATAAAATCTCCTCAAGCTAAGCCTATGGTTAAAAAGATTGAGCCTAAACCTATTAAGCCTCCAGTAAATATATCACCTCCAAGCTTTACTCATTTTCAGCTTGGGAATCCTTCAATGGTTCACGAATATAAAGATATTAACGGAGATCTGCTTTACTATATATTAAGGTATGAAACAAAAGATGATGAGGGTAACCCAAGTAAAGAGCATAGGCCTTTATCTTATTTTGACGATGGTACTTGGCAGTGGAAGGCGTGGAAAAAGAATAGGCCGCTTTATGGACTTGAGAACCTACCAACTTCCACAGACAAGCTTGCCATAATAGTAGAGGGAGAAAAGTCAGCAGACGCTGCAAGGAAATTCATTAATAAGTATCAGATTATTACCTGGTCTGGAGGCAGTAAGGCGACAAATAAAACAGACTGGACGCCGCTTAAAGACTATGAAGTTATCTTATGGCCCGATGCTGATGTTGCCGGCATTGAGGCTATGGCAGATATTAAGACAATACTTAAGCCTATAGTTAAAACGCTTAAGGTTATTATCCCAGATCGAGACGATTCATGGGATGCTGCTGATGCCTTACAGGATGGCTGGACTCATGAGAAATTTATTCAGTGGGCTCGGTCTAATATAAAGATAGAGCAAGATCCAAATAACGAAATAGTGACGAAAAGAAATAATCTTAATATTAATAGAGCGCTTATCGTTGATAACTATCCTATGAAGAATTCTGATGATAATCCAGAAAACACAATCCAGAATTTTGAATACCTTCTCTCTCAGTACAGAGTTATTGTTAGAAATAACTTACTAACTAAGAAAGAAGAGATCTTAATTCCAACTGAGTCTTTCCATGAAGAGAACAAAGAGAACGCTCAGCTTGCGTGGATTAAATCTTTATGTGCAGGCCACAAGTTTTCACTAGGCCAAGTAGAAGAGTACCTTAAATATATAGCTAACAAAAATCAATATAACCCAGTTGTTACATGGGTCACGTCAACTCCATGGGATAAGCATGAGCGCCTCAAGGACTTTTATAATACAGTCAAAGCAAAAGATGAAGATACTAACTCAGACATTAAAAGGCTCAAAGAAACATTCATTAGAAGATGGATGATATCAGCAATAGCTGCTGTGTTTAGACCTAACGGGGTTTCAGCTCACGGCGTACTGGTCTTTCAAGGACTTCAAGGAAGTGGCAAAACCTATTGGTTTAAAAAGCTTGTACCTGAAGAAACTAAGTTTGCAAAAGATGGGGTCACATTAAAGACAGAGGATAAAGATTCAATCATGCAGGCATTAAGCTTCTGGCTTGTTGAGCTTGGTGAGGTGGATTCAACGTTTAGAAAGTCTGATATATCAAGTCTTAAAGCTTTTATTACAAAGGACTCAGATACATTTAGAGCCCCATTTGCGCGCCGTGAATCAACCTATGCACGCAGAACCGTGTTCTTTGCATCAGTTAATCCTCGCCAATTCCTTCATGATGAAACCGGGAATAGAAGGTTCTGGACCATTGAGTGTGATGAAATAGACTACAAACACACCTTTGATATGCAACAAATATGGGCAGAATTATATGAGAATCACTATTTAAAAGGTGAATCTTGGATACTTAACGATGTCGAAAGCCTGGAATTAAACGCATTAAATGAAGATTTTAAATCTTTAGATCCGATAGAAGAAAGGGTTTTAGAGGAGCTAGAGTGGTCAGAAGATCAATCAAAATGGACCTACAAAACAGCAACTCAAGTGCTTTTAGACATGGGGCATTCAAAGCCAATGCCTAAAGAAGTGGCAACAGTAAGCCGAGTTATATTCACAAAAAACGGTGGAAGAAAAAAGAAGACAGAAGGGCTTATGAAGCTACTTGTCCCAAACAGACGAATCGAAAAGCAGTTTTCGGCTGAAAATTGATGAAGTGACTCCCTCCCTAAATAACATGGAGCGGAATGTGCTTGATATTATTATAGTCAGGGATTCAGGGAGGGAGGGATAGATAATATATAGTGAGTATATAATATATACTATATACCTATATATTTTTAGCATATACGTATATAGGCTACTTTGCCCTCTAGGAAAGGGACTCCCTGACCCTCCCTGCCTCCCTGTGCAAGTGCGTTATAATTTTAAGGAGATGTAAGAAATGAAAAGGGGGAAATCATGATCCAGCCATGCACGTTTAACTTTATAGCCAGATCAAAGTCTAGGTACCAATGGGATGCGCTTTCTGATATTGGACAGACTGTTAAGATAATACTTGACGGTGTGCCGCATGCTAGGGTTGTGGCATCTGTCTATCGATGGAATAAAAAGGTGCATCCTAAATTCAAACTTAAGCTTAAGGTAAAGGCTCAGACATTCATGATCTATGAGCTAGTCCAGGTAGCTATTGACAACATAGATTAGATGTTATGCAACAGTGTAATGAAATTATTACATGGTAATAGTCTTGAATTATTAAAAACACTTGACGCCAATTCAATCGACGCGGTCGTAACAGATCCACCCTACGCGACCACACAAAATAAATGGGATAGTCTGGTTAGCTTAGTAGATTTCTGGAAAGAGACTGAGCGCGTATGCAGGCCTAACGCAGCAATTGTCATTTTCTGTGCGCAACCTTTTACAACCACACTGATTAACAGCAATCTAAAGAACTTTAAATACATGTGGCATTGGGAAAAGACAACGCCAACTGGCCACCTGAACGCTAAAAAACAACCACTACGAGTAATAGAAGACATCGCCATTTTCTATAAAGATCAATGTTTCTATAGCCCACAATTTACACCCGGCAAGCCATATACGCAAAAAAGCGGTAGACAGTCAGATAATTGGGGAAGTCAAACCAGAGTTGTTACAACTAACGGCGGATTTAGGTATCCAAAGAATTTACTAACTTTCGCTAAAGATAGACCCTCTATCCACCCGACACAGAAGCCGGTTGAATTATTAAAATACTTGATACGAACCTATTGCCCACCAAACGGCACTGTGCTTGACCCATTTATGGGCTCGGGCTCGACAGGTGTTGCTTGTAAAAACTTAGGCTTTAAGTTTGTTGGGATTGAACTCAGCCAAGAATATTTCGAGATAGCCGAGAAAAGAATAGGTCTAGTTGACAGTAATACTTTAAGGTCACAGGATTAAAGATATGGATAACGCAAAGCCTCTGACTTTGTATGAACGTGAAACAAAGTTCTTTCAAGATCCTGAATTAATACAAAAGATATGCAGGCATGTTTCAAGCGGTGGGTCTGTAATTGATCTGGCTGAAACTCAGCAGATTAGATACTGCGATATAATGCGCTTTATTCGCTCCAATAAGGCCGCCAGCGATCTTTATGATAAGGCCCTAGTTGATCGTAAGGAATGGGCAGTTGAGCGCGTCTTAAAGGAACTGCACGATATTGTAGATAAGCTTGCAGATACTGACCAGGATGGTGTCCAGACTAGGGCTCAAGTTAAAGATAGACTTAAGGCAGTTGAGCTCATTGGCAAAACCCAAGCCCTATTCACAGACAAGATAGAAGCTAGTGGTAAGTTCACCTTAGAAGACCTTGTTGCTGGATCATATGAAGATGACTCAAAGCAAAAAGCCTAAGTTCTGTTTTACTAAGCATCCTCCTTTTTCACCAAGACCTAAGCCTAATCAATTAACCGATATATCATGCATAATTATGCACGTTCGAGAATGCATAAAATGCAAGGCTAAGTTTAAAGCATCTATTAACTCAAAGCAGAATTGCTGTTCTAGACTATGCCTTGATGAGCGCGATGGTATCGTTAGAGTTCAAAAGCATTGGAGTCCTAATGTTTAATAAGATCAGATATCACATATTAAGCTTATCAGTTCCAATTCAAAAGTGGATGCAGAAGATAGGTAAGCCTGAGCCGCTTGTTACATACGATGAAATCATGAAGGCTTATCTTTTAATTGAGCCTGGTGACTGCATACTAACTAGAGAAAACTACAGACTAACTAACCTCTTTATTCCAGGTCACTGGTCTCATGCTGCTATGTATGTTGGGAACTATGACATTGTTGAGGCTATTGGAACTGGCGTAAGGAAAGTAAACCTATTTGAAATGCTACTTAAGAAAGATGAGTTCGTTATCTTAAGGCCTTCATGGTTACAAAGAGGCGAGAGAGAATTTGCGGCAATGGAAGCTAAGTCCTATGTGGGTATCGATTATGACTATTACTTTGATACTAACAAGGCACTATATTGTAGCGAGCTTGTTTATCAGGCTTACAAAGAAGTTGGATCTATTCGCCCTCCACTTAAAAGAATGAGAACGTTTGGCGTATACAATATAAACCCAGATCATTTCGCTGAGTCCACTTCAATGCAGATGATTAGCTATGGAGGTAAGAGCTAATGAGTTCAGATCAAGTTATATTAGCTAAGGGTAGGCCTGTAAACATAACGACAGTAGATAGCAGGAACAACTATTCAAATACTCCATTGTCGTCGAGTCAGTCTTTTATTGGCGGCTTTGAAAGCGTGTCGAATTTTACATCTGCTGTCATATCAACTCTAGCTGATCAAGATGGAACTCTTTATATCGATATGAGTTTTGACGGGCAGTCAGCTGATTACACAAGTCAATATGAAATTAAGGCAGATGTTTATAGGTCTGTTATTCAGTTAATAACTAATAGGTATTTTAGGATTAGATTTGTTAATGGATCTTCTGCTCAATCCAGCTTTAATGTTAACGTAATTTATGGAAACCACACGCAGCCTCCGTATCCTTTGGCCAATCAATCGTTTGAGGAAATATTTGGTAAGACATTTTTAGATATATCGACAGTGTCAACTCCTTTAGCTAGCAGAATAGATGAGGTATCAAGCTCGATTACTTACGTAGGCAAGGCTCCTATTGGATCATTGTCTAGTGAAAGTGTGTGGCAGATTCAAAGATTGACAGTATCTGGTAGTTTAACAATAATTGAATTCGCGGACGGTGACGGTAGATCTAATAACGTATGGGATAATAGGGCGTCACTTTCCTATTCTTAAATGGGGAGTTTATATGTCATTTAGTAATACGGCAGAAACGGCAATCAATACCTACATATTTGTAGGGACAGATGTTTCTTGGAATGCAAACACAGATCTCTGGCTAGCTCTTCATACGGCTGATCCGGGCGAGTCTGGCTCAGCTACAACTTCAGAAAGCGCATATACTTCTTATGCTAGAGTTGCAGTATCAAGGGCTACTGGATTCACAGTATCTGGAGCTACAGTCGAGAACGCGGCGCTCGTTCAGTTTCCAATATCAACGGGCGGCTCGTCTACTGTTACGCATGTATCGATTGTGACATCAGCATCGGGTGCAGGAACCATTATCGCATCTGGCGCGCTGAATGCTTCTCAAACAATTGTCACTGGTAATCAGCCGCAGTTTTCTGCTGGCGACCTAGTGTTCACTCTGGATTAATAACTAATGGCTGGGTTTAGATCTCTCAGAGATATGGTAGATAGTGAGGTTGGCTCTGGTCAGGTTCACTATTCTACGTGGAGAAAGTCACCGACTCAGACCACTGGCTCGGGCGTGTGGTTTGATCTTGCGCTTTCGCCTGGAAACCCAGCGCCATTTTATTACGCATCCTCTCCTCTTGTTGCTTTCCCGATAAGCAAGTCTGCAAATGGCGGGCTTAATCATGGGCCAAATGTTAGCCCTAATAAAAAAGTTTTACGCAAGATTTTGGCTATGACCACGACAGCGACAGCACTACCGATGAATATTAAAGTCCTAGATTATCTTCTTTATTATCCATTTATCGATGAATCTTTGGATGCGGAAGAGCAGCTTATGGATAATACCGCAACACTACCGCGCTACGTGGACGGCAAAGGTGTTCAGATCATGGCGGTCGTGGTGGCAGGTCATGCAACGGGACTCACTCAAACATTCACCGTTAACTACACGAATCAAGATGGTGTGGAGGGAAGGACTACAACCCCCGTTGCTTTGAATAATCAATTCGTAAATGGAACAATTATATCTACAGCGCTCGCAACAGCAGGATGCGCCGGCCCTTTTCTTCCTCTGCAAAGTGGAGACACTGGAGTAAGAAGTATCCAAGGTCTTACTATGGCTGGATCAGATGTGGGCCTTATGACTCTTATACTTGTAAAGCCTTTAGCTCAGATGAGTCTGCGCGGTATCGATGCTCCTGTTGAAGTTGATTACATGAAAGACTTTACTCAGCTACCAATTATTGAAGATGATGCTTACTTAAATTTTATTTGTTCACCTGTTGGAACGCTAGCGGCGACAGCACTTCACGGTGAAATAACAACCTCGTGGGGGTAGATTATGGGTTTCTCAAGCACAGATGACATTATAGATAAGGTGTCAACAGACGGGCAGTTTGCGCGTCTTGACTGGAATAAAAGTTTTCTTCCAACGACTGCGGCAGTTGCGGGAGAATGGCATTGTCTAGTTAAGGGTACGGGAAATCCTGCGACAGGTTCCATTTATAACTCAGGAACTAACTTAGCTTTTCAGGCAGCGAGTGAAACTTTAGCTAACGCAGGAAGCATCAAACACGGGGGCGACGTCTCTCCTGCGACAAAACATATTTTAAATGCGTCTGCATTTACTGCGGCAGCGACAACAGCGCCTTGTATTCTAATGCTCATTGATCTTCTTGGTTGGTACCGAGTGACTAGTGTCACGACAACTTCTGCGCAGAACACGGATAATACAGTTACGCTTCCGAGATACACAAGTGGGGCTGGCGTCCAAGCATTTATGTGGAATACAAATACGACAGCTATGGGCGCGGCGACCCCTAACTTATCAATAGGATATACAAATTCTGCTGGTACTGCAGGAAGGGCTACTCCTACAACTTTGCCAGTAGGTAAGACTGCGGCAGCAAACGGTTTGATTCTCTACTCTGGTACTGGTCTTGGAAAGTACGGGCCTTTTATGCCACTTCAAAGCGGAGACGCCGGAATTAGAAGTGTTCAGACAATTCAGAACTCAACGTCTTATGTTTCAGGCGAGTATGCAGTAGGACTTTGCAAGCCTCTTTTAACTTTACCGATTACAACTTTAGGTGTTGCGGCGGAAAGAGATTTAGTGAATCAACTTCCTTCGATGCCTCAAATTGTAGACGGTGCTTGTCTTGTTTGGCTCATGTATTCCGGCGCAGCGACTCCGGTAAATAGTTCAATCTACGGGCACCTTGATATTGGATGGGGATGATAGATGGGAATAGTTGGTAACTACTCAGTCTTGCACAAGTCTCCCTGTAGGTTTCTATCAGGAACTGTTGCTAGTTGTGATAGGGCTAACTATTCAAAATCAGGGGGCCTCAAGAATAGGTTCTTGGGCGACCAAGGGCTTGGCATAGATAAGAAATCCGCCGTACCGCAAGGATACGTTCATCCCTATTCGTGGAACATGGCAAGAGTCTCTGGAGGACTTGCCGCATTTAAAAGTTTAGAGGCAAATTTAACAGAAACGAATTTACAGTTAGCTCTTGGAATAAATATAGATGCCAACTTGTCTGCACAACTAACTACGGCTGACGCAATCTTAGCTTTAATCGTAGCACTTGAGGCGAACTTATCCGCGAGCGGTTCGTTTACAGAAGCACAATTAGCAATCATCTTATTATTAGAAGCTCAGCTCTCAGGCAGTGGAACATTTACGGACGCTCAGCTGGGTAATATTTTAGGTCTTGTTGCTGCTTTATCCGCTTCAATGTCAGTATCTAATAGTATTACAAACCTTGTTAATCTGTCTGCTGATATTGGAGGTCCTGCTGAGCTGTCTCCTGAGGGTTTGGCGCGTGCTGTATGGACTACTATAATATCTGAATACGCTGATACTGGTAATGCAGCAGAGGCTTTAGGAGATGCTGGTGGGGCCGGTAATCCATGGTCTGCTGATTTATCTACTAATAATGATCCGAATACTTTTGGAGAAAGAATTCAAAAGCTTCTTACGACAGCTAAATTCCTAGGTCTTAAGTAATGAATAAAGATAACGCTAAGATTAAAGCATGGAGAGAAGATCCAGTCTTGTTTGTTAGAGAGGTATTTGGCGTTGAGCCAGATCCTTGGCAGGTGCAGGCACTTACTTCATTTGCTAAAAATAGGCGTATTGCCATGCTTGCATCTAAAGGGGTTGGTAAGACCGCACTTATTTCTTGGTGTGTTTGGAACTTCCTAGTGACTAGGCCTCATCCTAAGATAGCTGCCACTTCAGTATCTTGGGATAACTTATCTGATGGCCTCTGGACTGAGCTGGCTAAATGGCAATCAAAGTCTCCCTTATTAAAAGAAATGTTTACGTGGACTAAGACAAGGATCTTTGCGGTTCAGCATCCTGAGACTTGGTGGATATCTGCTAGAACATGGAGTAAGGGAGCTGATTCATCTCAACAGGCTGATACGCTTGCGGGCCTTCATGCTGATTACCTATTGTTTGTTTTGGATGAGGTTGGATCTATTCCTGATTCTGTTATGGCAGCAGCAGAGGCTGGGTTATCGAGCGGAAAAGAATCTAAGTTATTAATTGCTGGGAATCCTACTCATCTTGACGGTCCTTTATATAGGGCTGCTTCTACTGAAAAGCACTTATGGGATGTAATAGAGATTAATTCAGATCCTGATAACCCTAATAGAAGTCCTCGCGTATCCATGGAGTGGGCGCGTGAGCAGATAGATAAGTATGGTAAAGATAATCCATGGGTTCAGGTAAACGTATTTGGCAGATTTCCGCAAAGTTCACTGAACACGTTGTTAGGTGTGGACGAAGTTAGGGATGCAATGAAAAGACATTTGCGAGAGACTGATTACAATCAATCGCAAAAAAGACTTGGTGTGGATTGTGCTCGGTTTGGCGACGATAGAACTATCATATTTCCGAGGCAAGGGTTAAGAGCATTCAAACCTGTTGAAATGAGGAATGCAAGATCTAATGAGATATCGGCTAGGGTTATGATGGCCAAATCAAAGTGGGGTTCTGAGCTAGAATTTATAGATGATACTGGCGGCTTTGGTTCTGGCGTTGTTGATTCATTGATTCAATCTGGAGTTAATCCTCATGCCATTCACTTTTCTGGTAAGGCAATAGATAATAGATACTTAAATAAGCGCGCTGAGATGTGGTTTAATATGGCTGAATGGATTAAGCGCGGAGGTGCTTTGCCTGATATTCCTGAGTTAGTTAGAGAGTTAACTACTCCTACCTACTACTTTCAGAATGGTAAGTTTCAGCTAGAACCTAAAGATCAGATAAAAGAAAGATTAGGCTCATCGCCTGACTTAGCAGATGCGTTATGCCTTACGTTTGCACTACCTGAAATGCCAGCGGCTTTGGGTTTTCCATATACTCAAGTGAACAGGAATAGCGCCAAGACTGATTATGACCCTTTCTCTGATGAGCGACTTAAGTCTTGAGTATGTAATTTTTACATTGCCAAATATCAAATTTTATTAAACTCTTGCAATATGAAATCTAATTTCAGACTGGTTAAGTCTGGCCTAAATGTACAGCCCCTATTAGATGACTTGAGAGATTGGTCTCATCTATTTGATAAGCATACGGCTAGGCAAGAAACTCCAGGATCTCCGCACGTTGACACTAAAACAATCTTCTTACGCTGGTCTAAAGAGCTGTCAGTTGACACTGTCTTTACAGACCTTGTTGCTGTTGACTATCCAGAAATAGACTGCCTCTACCACGCTAAGCAAGTGATTCTAGAGGTGATGAAGCATACTAAAGCTGAAAAGCTTGGACGCGTTATCATCGTTTCTTTAAAGCCTGGTGGACAGATACCTGAGCATGTAGATGAGGGCGATTATGCCGATCATTACGAGCGCTTCCACGTTTGCCTTGCTTCTGATGCGGGTAATTTATTTTATAATGAAAAAGAAGCTGTCTACATGAGGCCTGGTCAAATCTGGCACTTCAATCATAAGAAGCCACATAAAGTTGAAAACAAATCTTTGAGCGAAAGAATTCATTTAATTGTTGATTTAGTTTCGTCAAAGTACAGAGGACTGAGGCTGAGCGCATGAGTGAAGTAAAGTTTGGTCTCGAATTATATCAGGATATCCATGAAGAGATGGACCCGATCCTTATGAAACACTTCCTTGAGATCTCAGCAAACCAGGACATTCCTCTTGATGTCGATAAAGAGCAGTACTTCATGCTCGAGAAAGTTGGGATTTTAAAAGTCTACACTGCTCGTTATGAAGGTGAGCTTATTGGTTACTCAGTTTATTTTGTAAGACATAATCCTCATTATAAAAAATCTCTTCAGGCTGTACAAGATGTGATCTTTATAGATCCAGAGAGACGCGGGTTTGGAAAGAAATTTATAAACTGGTGTGACGATCAGTTAAGAGATTACGGCGTCCAGGTTGTTTATCATCACGTAAAGCAAAAGCATAATTTTGGGCCAATGCTAGAAACCATGGGTTATAAGCTCGTCGATCTTATTTATGGACGACGATTGGATAAGGAGATCTGAATGGGTGTGTCTGCCGCGATTGCTGTTGTTGGTGCTGCCACTGTGGCATCTCAAAATGAAAACGCTCGTCTCCAAAGAAAAGACGCTAAGAAAGAAGTTCAAAGACAAGAGTCTATGCTAGCTGCTGAGCAGGCGGATATAGCTGAGCAAGAGCAAAAAGATATCGCGATGAAAGCAAACTCTGAAGCTATTAGAAGACAGAGAGCTATTCGTGGAAAGAAACAAGGAAGAGATTCAACTATATTAACATCACCTCTCGGTACAACTGGTGCAACAGATACTGGCACTAAGACATTGTTGGGTTCTTAATGAGTAAGTTAAATGGGCCATTAGGCGTAAGACGAAATCTTGAGCTTTTAAAGGCTCAGCTTGATAATGAGAGATCTACTTTTATATCTCATTGGCGAGACTTAAGCGATTATGTGCGTCCTCGTCGTGCTCGTTTTTATACAGGCGATACGAATAAAGGTGATAAGCGTAATCAAAAGATTATAGATTCGACAGCTACACTTGCGGAAAGAACTTTGCGCGCGGGTATGATGTCAGGGTTAACTTCTCCTGCTCGCCCTTGGTTCAGACTTACTACTCCAGATCCTGATTTAGCAGAGTTTAATTCTGTTAAGCAGTGGCTCTATCAAGTTCAGAATATTATGCTCAATTCTTTTTTAAGATCTAATCTCTATAATACTTTGCCACTTGTTTATGGTGATAACGGATTATTTGGAACGGCTCCCATGAGCGTTGAGGAATCATTTACTGGTAACATTTTGCATACAAGAAGTTATCCAGTTGGTTCTTACATGATAGCAAAGAACTGGCTGGGTATAGTTGATACATTTATTCTAGAGTTTAGAATGACTGTGCGCCAGATCGTACAGCAGTTTGGACAGGTTGATGGATTCGGAAAACCTGACTGGTCTAATATTTCAACATACGTAAAGAACGAATGGGATCAGGGTAATTTAGAATCTTGGGTTGAAGTTGTATATGTAGTTAAGCCTAATGATGAGTATGATCCGAACAGAGTTGAATCTAAGTTTAAGAAATTTAAATCTTGTTACTATGAATCAGGTGTTGCTGGAAGTAATCAGCAGAATCATATGTCAGGCTCATATGATATGGATAAGCTTTTATCTGAAAAGGGATTTGATTACTTTCCGATTCTATGTCCTCGCTGGGAAGTAACTGGTGAGGATGTTTATGGAACTAGCTGCCCTGGAATGGATTCATTGGGAGATATTAAGCAGTTACAATTAGGCGAGAAGAAATCATTTCAAGCAATTGAAAAGATGATTAACCCGCCAATGGTAGGTCCTTCTTTATTAAAGAATCAATCAGCTTCTCTTTTGCCTGGTGATATTACTTATCTAGATGAGGCTCAGAATAGAACATTCAGAGCTGCACACGATATTAATTTTAGAATTCAAGAAATGGAAATGAAGCAGAATCAAATCAGAGACAGAATCAACAGAGCGTGGTTCACTGATTTATTTTTAATGATAGCTTCTGCTCCAGATAGAGACAGAACTGCTACCGAAATAGCAGAGAGAAAAGAAGAAAAGTTATTAGCCCTAGGCCCAGTGCTAGAGCAAATGAATCAGGATTTACTTGATCCTATTGTTGATGTGGCATTTGATATTCACATGAAGCAAGGATTGATTCCTCCGCCTCCAGAAGAATTACAAGGAGTTCAATTAAAAGTTGAATACTTGTCTGTTATGGCTCAGGCGCAAAAGCTTGTTGGATTATCTGGAGTTGAAAGGTTTGCTGGATTTGTCGGCCAGATTGCTGGCGTTGCTCCAGAAGTTTTAGATAAAGTTAACTCAGATCAGATCGTTGATGTTTATGCAGAGATAACAAGCATCCCTCCAGGAATTGTTAGATCTGATGATGAGGTAGCTGGAATTAGAGATTCAAGGGCGCAGGCAGCTCAAAGGCAACAGCAATCTGAAATGCTGAATCAAGCATCTCAGACGGCTAAGAATTTAGCGCAGGCTCCGATTGAAGATGGTAACGCTCTCAATGCAATTATCGGCGGAGCGCAGTCAGGTGTTTAATTATGTTTAAATATAAAAACAATTTCATAAAAGGAGTTAAAATGAAATGGTTATTAATGGTCACGGCACTAGTATTTAGCTCAGTAGCTTTATCAAGTGTCAGAGTATTTAACGAAGACAATGCTGAGCTTGGACATTTTGCAGATATGCAATGTGGTACAGGTGTTAGATGTGCAGCTTCTGCTGGTAAGGCATATGTATATATGACTCCAGTTGAGCAAAGCTCTGTGTCTGCAGCGACGACTTTAACGCTTGCTGATTGCGGTGAGACTTTGGTTACATCACAAGCAACATCTTTTACGCTTCCTGCAGCATCTGGCGTATTGGGATGTGTGTATAATATCGTAATTGGAGTTGGTGCTAGTGCGGATATTAATCCAGCAAACGCTACTGATAAGATTCCTCTTCTAACAAATGCTGACGGTGATGCTATTCGTGGTGATGGTATCCTTGGGAATGCCATTAAGTTAGAGGCCATTCAAGCTGGCGTATCTTATTTCTGGATTCCATATGCTAACTCTGTAGCTCCAACTGGAGCGACTTGGGAAGACATTAACTAATGAGAGATCCTGTAGTTAAGAATGCAATTGATGAGGGGCAAATTAAGAATGCTCGAATTAAAGAGAAGCTTGGTCGAGAGACTGAGCTTAATGATCTAAAATTCATTCTTAACACAGACCAGGGTAAGAGATTTATTTGGAGATATTTAGGTATATGCGGGGTTTACACTTCTAGCTTTACCGGAAATAGCGAAACCTTTTTCAAAGAAGGAAAGAGAGTTATAGGCACTACTCTTTTAAAAGAAGTTATAGAAGCCGATCCAGATAGTTATTTAAAAATGATTAAACAGAATAATGGAGAAATTGAATGAGTACTGAATCTAGTACGGCTCAAGTTACACCTAACGCCGTAGTAAATACAGACGCGAGTCAGCCGGCTCAACAAACAACATTAGTTACTCAAGCGCCTTCTGCCCCTGCGCCGCTAGCGCCTGAGACAAAAGCTAATGATGTAGTTACGCCACAAGCTGATTCAAATGCAACAACAGATACAACACAAGCCTCTACCGAAAAACCAACTGAGCAGGAAAAGCCAATTGAGCTTAAGCTGCCAGAAGGTTCTCTGCTAACTGCTGAGGAGCTTGCTGATATTTCTACCTACGCGAAGGAGAAAGGTCTCAGTCAAGATGTCGCTCAGGAGTTACTAGTAAGAGAAAGCGAAGTAGTAGCTGAATTTCACGCGAAGCAAGTGGAGCAATTCCAAGCAAAGCGTGAAGAGTGGAAGAATCAGGTTGTTGCAGATAAAGAACTAGGCGGTAATAACCTACAAAAGAATGTGGAGTTAGCGCATAGGGCTTTAGAGAAGTTCGGTTCGCCTGCTTTAAAAGAAGAGCTAGAAAAAACTGGATATGGAAATCATCCAGAGATCGTACGACTTTTTAGCAAAATCGGTCAGGTAATGGCTAATGATGTAATCATGGCTCAGAACTCGATACCTTCTCAAAAGAAATCCATAGAGGAAGTTCTTTATGGATCAAACAACTAAATTATTAAAAGGAGTTAATTAAAATGGCAGCATTAAATTCAAATGTTCTTACGCTAGCAGACTGGGCTAAACGCCTTGATCCAGATGGAAAGACTGCTTCTATTGTTGAGCTTTTGTCTCAAACAAACGAAGTTCTTTCTGACATGTTGTGGGTAGAGGGTAACTTACCAACTGGTCACAGAACATCAGTTCGTACTGGCCTTCCAACCGTCGCATGGCGCTTGATCAATAACGGTGTTCAGCCTTCTAAGTCTACAACTGCTCAAGTCGATGAGGCTTGTGGTATCTTGGAAGCTTGGTCTGAAGTTGATAAAGATTTAGCAATGCTTAACGGAAACACTGCAACTTTCAGATTATCTGAAGCTAAAGCGTTTATCGAAGCAATGAATCAAGAGTTCGTATCTACTCTTTTCTACGGAAACAGTGGAACTGCTCCAGAGGAATTCACTGGTCTTTCAATTCGTTACTCTGATCCTACTGCTACTAACGGTGAGAACGTATTAGACGCTGGTGGATCTGGTTCTGATAACGCTTCTATATGGCTTGTAGGTTGGGGTGAAAACTCAATCAGCGGTATTTTCCCTAAAGGATCTAAGGCTGGTCTTATCCATGAAGATCTTGGCGAAGTTACTGTTGAGGTATCTGCGGGTATTTCTGGAAACCGTATGCGCGCGTACCAAGATCACTGGCAATGGAAGTGTGGTATCGCACTTAAGGACTGGAGATATGTTGTACGTATCGGTTCAATTGACGTGTCTAACTTAGTAGCTAAGACTTCTGCTGCTGATTTGATCGAACTTATGATCAAAGCTGTACACAGAATTCCTATGCTTGCTGGTGTTAAACCAGTTTTCTACATGAATAGAACATTATTCCAAATGCTCGATATTCAGCGTAGAGATGACGTTATCTCTGGTGGTGGTCTTTCTTATAAAGATGTTGACGGCGTAATCGTTCCAACATTCAGAGGAATTCCAGTTCGCAAAGTAGACGCATTAGTAGAAAACGAAGCGGCAGTATAAATTTAACTTTAATTAAAGGAGATATAAAATGTACGTTGATAAAGCATTATTATTTTCAGATGCACAAGCTATTACAGCAGAAGCTGCATCTACTGATTACGCAGACCTTGGCGCGGTACGTGACATTGGTACAGGTCAAGACCTTTACCTAGTGACTACTGTTGATGTGGCATTTACTGATGGAAGCTCAGACTCAACTTTGTCTGTAAAGCTTGAAGGTGATTCTACAACAACTTTCACTCCAGACGCAGTTGAAACTTTATTCACAATCCCTGCACTTGCTGCAGCTGGAAACGTGTATATTGCTAAACTTAGTCCTTCACTGTCGCCTTTGCAGTACAGATATATTCAGTTGAAATACACTCCTAATAACGGGAACCTTACAACTGGCTCTGTTACATCGTTTATTACAACTAATGTTCAGAGATACGTATCTTATGCAAATGCGTATACAATTTCAGGATAATAAAGGAAATTAAATTATGGCTAAGCAACCGATTGTTAAAAGAGTAAAAGTCAAAGCAACTATGCTTGGATACTATGATCATAAGCGCAGGCGCCCTGGTGCTGTTTTCATGATGAATGAAACAGATTACAAGCGCGTTGACGATAAGGGATTACCTCTTAAGGATAAGAGCGGTAATCAAGCATATTGTAAATGGGTTGAACTTGCTGACTCTTCTGCTCAACTACCTTCTAAAAAAGAAAAGACTTCTTTTGATAGGGCTATTGAGATGGAAGAAATGCAGAGCGAGCAATTGGCTGCCGACGAAGTTATTTAATTACCAAGAGCGGAGTTGAAAAATACTCCGCTCTAAATAGGGGAAAGTATGTTTAAAATTACATTGTTTACTCTTATGGTCTCAGCAATTGTTAACGCAGCTGATATGCCATTAACTGACTACGAACTAGTACCAGCGTCTCAGACTGCACAAGTCTTAGGTGTAGTTGGTGGACAGGGTGACGTTTTGGATAAGCTTATTATAGTTCCTGGAGCGCAATCAGTTGGCGCTGTTCAGATTCATGACGGAGCTGGGCACTCGGTTAATGTTTATGTTGGCGGATTAAACCTTGTTGATGTGAAACCTTTTGTTGTTCACATTGGGGCTAGAAGTAGCGCAGGATCGTGGAGAGTTACAACAGGATCTAACGTTAGCGTCTTAGGTGTTGGCCGCTTTAAATAAGAGGTTTAAATGTCATCTGCAGTTCAGATATGCAATCTTGCTTTATCTCATCTTGGTATTACCAAGAGGATAGCAAGTTTTACAGAAGAGAGCGAAGAGGCTAGACTGCTATCCGTATTCTATGAAACAACACGAGATGTTGTTATTAAAGATAGACGCTGGCCGTTTGCTACAAAGATAGCCACTCTTGGTTTAGTTGAAGAAGATCCAAATGACGACTGGGCGTATTCTTATAGATATCCATCTGACTGTCTTGCTGTAAGAAGGATATTGAGTGGTATTAGAAACGATCTAAACTCAACAAGAACTCCATATAAAATAGCATATGACGGAGCTGGAAGAATTATATTCTCTGATTTTGAACTAGCTCAAGCTGAATATACAGCTCGCATTACTGATCCAGAATTATTTCCACCTGATTTTGTAATGGCATTATCTTTTAGAATAGCTGCTTATATAGCTCCAGCATTAACATCTGGAGATCCTTTCAACCTGGGCGACAGGGCAATGAACATGTATAAGATAGAACTTGGAAATGCTGCATCTAATTCGTTTAATGAAGAGCAGCCAGATGTAATTCCTGAGTCATCACTTATAGCTGGGAGAGAATAATGAAAGATATGAAAATGAAACAAGGTCAAGCTGCGCCAACAGAAATACAGCACTCATATTCTGAATATCCATATGGCCTCAGAATTTGTTTAACTCATGAGGTCTTAGAAAAACTTGGCATTACTGATCTTCCTGAGGTTGGATCTAAGATGAAACTGCAAGCTGAGGTAGAGGTTATTTCTACAAGCGAATATGAAACAAAAGATTCAGGCAAAAAGAAATCTATGGACCTACAAATCTGCATGATGGATTTGAAGAATGGTAAAAAAGAAGTTTCTCCAAAAGATATATACGATAATGAAAAAGTGCCGGAAGTAAGGAAGAAAAACTATCAGGGGTTTTAATGTCTACAGTATCTCAGAGAAGTTTTGCTAGTGGTGAAATCGCGCCTGTACTACATGCGAGAGTAGACTTTTCGAAATATTCTACTGGTCTTAAAACATGCAGAAATGCTTATGTTATGAGACATGGCGGCGCTACTAATAGACCTGGATCTACATTTGTTGGAGAGGTAGCTGATTCAACAAAGACTGTAAAATTAATACCGTTCGTTTTTAGCACGAGTCAAACCTATGTTCTAGAGTTTGGCAATCAGTACATGCGCGTGATTAAAAATGGATCACACGTAAAGCTAACATCTCAAGCAATAACTGGAATAACGAATGCAAGCACTGGAGTTGTTACTTATAGCGGTTCAGATACATATGCTAATGGAGATCAGGTTTATATTTCCGGTATTGTAGGCGCGATAGGAACATACTTAAATGGTAGAGTATTTAAAGTAGCAAATGTTAACACCGGCGCTAATACTTTTGAATTAAACTATCTAGATGGAACTGCGGTCAATACAACGTCAATGGGTTCTTACAGTTCAGCAGGAACTTTAGAAGAGCTTTATACAATTACAACTACTTATTTAGAAGCCGATTTGCCAGAATTAAAATACATACAGTCTGGTGATATAATTACTTTAACCCATCCATCTTACCCTCCAAAACAATTGGCAAGGACTTCTGATACATCGTGGACTTTAACATCTGTAGATTTCTCTATTAATATTGGTCCTAACATTACAAGCGTAACTCAGAATGGAACTACCGGATCTACTACTTATACTTACAATATCACAACTGTAAATTTAGAAACAGGAATTGAATCATCTCCAACTGGGCAATCCGTTGCTAATGGAAATGCTACGCTTAGTATTACAGATAATGTTGGAATTGTTTTCTCTCCAGTAAGTGAAGACTATGCTGGTCAATACCAATATAATATATATAGAAAACTAAATGGGGTTGCTGGCCTTATTGGAATTTCTGGAGACGGTACGTTTGTTGATGTTGGATATGCTCCTGATACAACTATAACTCCTCCAAATTTTAGAGAGCCTTTTAGCGCTACCAATGAGTATCCTTCTTGCGCTACATATTTTCAGCAAAGATTGTTTTACGCAAACACTAATAACGATCCTGAAACAGTTGAAGGATCTAAGATAGGTGACTTTGTAAACTTCTCTTCCTCGACTCCTGTTCAGGATGATGATGCTATTAGATTTAAAATTAATGGACGGCAAGTTAACGAGGTTCATCACCTTCTTGATCTTGGTACTCTTTTGTTATTTACAGAATCAGGCGAGTGGTCATGTCAGGGCGGAGGCGGTGGAATATTAACTCCTGGTGAGATTAACCCTAAGCAATATTCTTACAATGGATCAAACTCAAAGCTACCTCCAATTGTGATAGATAACAACGCTCTTTATGTTCAGGCTAGAGGATCAGTCGTAAGGGACCTTGCTTTTGACTATCAAGTAGATGGATATAATGGGAATGATTTAACTTTATTTTCCACTCATTTATTTGAAAACTACACATTGCTAGACTGGACTTATCAGAAAATTCCGCACTCTATTGTATGGGCTGTAAGAAGCGATGGAACTCTTCTTGGCCTTACATACTTAAGAGAGCAGGCTATATTAGCTTGGCACAGACATGACTTTCAAGATGACGCTACAGTTGAAAACGTTTGCTCGATTCCTGACGGAAACGAAGACGCTTTATATTTAGTTATTAAGAGAACTGTGAATGGAACTACTAAAAGATACATTGAGAAATTATCAACTAGACAGATTGATGATATAAAAGACTGCACGTTTTTAGATTCAAATATCACTGCGCATGATGGTAGAAATACCGGAAGTACAACAATGACTATGTCTGAATACAGTGGCGGAGGCTGGCTTTATACGAGCACAATTACAGTTACCGCTAGCGCCTCTACTTTTGCTTCAACATATGTTGGTCAAGATATTCAGATAACAAATGCGGATGGTGAGATTGTTAGAGTTGAAATAACTGAATATGTAAGCGCAACAGTTGTTAGAGGTAGACCAAATAAAACAGTTCCTGTTGACATGAGATCTGTTGCCTTTACAACTTGGGGCAGGGGAGTAAGCGCTTTAACTGGACTATGGCACCTTGAAGGAAAATCAGTCAGTATATTCGCTGATGGTTTTGTTGTCGCTAATCCTAATAATGAAGCTTACGACACATACACTGTTACCAATGGTACATTAACGTTAGATGATAACTACACCGTTATTCATATTGGTCTTCCCTATACGACAGATATTGAAACATTGAATATAGACACGGCTCAAGGCGAGACAATAGCAGATAAGAAAAATTTAATTACAAAAGTAACGATGTTTGTAGAAAAGACACGCGGCCTTTGGCTAGGTCATGAAGCTCCTCCAGATGAGGAAGATGACTTTCTTGGTGGATTAACAGAAGTTAAAGCAAGAGCATTTGAGGGGTATGATGAGC